TTTTAGAGATAACTCAAAAGGGTATTCAAAAAACCTTGAGAGCATTAGCTAAAGATGTAGATTGGGGTTCTCCGACAAGTTATGACATAGTGGTTACGAAGACAGGTCAGAAACTTGAAACGGAATATTCAGTTAGTCCTAAACCAGCTAAAAAGTTGGATGCAGGAATAACTAAACTCTTTGAAGATATGCAGATCAATTTACCTGCATTATTTATAGGAGGAGATCCATTTGCCGGAGATACAGTTGATCCGGATGAAGCAGATAAAGCTATCTCGGAAGGTAGAACTTAAATCTTGCAGCTGATTCCTACTCGCAAGGGTAGAAATCGGCTAGAAGACTTAAAAATAATATGAAACTATACGAGTTAGTAAAAACAATGTTAATAGAGAGACCGGAATTAAGAGATAGCGATAAGAAGTTAATCTGGGCAGTCTTTATGAAAGTAGGAGCTGCGAATGAAACATCTATGACTTACTATGATTTTACTGATCCAAAATGTCCTTCAACTGAAAGTATTAGAAGATGTAGGCAGAAGATTCAAGAGAATCACCCTGACTTAAAGGGAAGTATTAAAGTACAACAATTAAGGGAAGGCATAGAAGCTCAAAGAGGCACGCATATTTACAGGGAGGAATTACCAATCGGCCCATTTGTCGCTATGGGTCAAAGTATAGATAAATTTGGAAAAGATTGGGAAGATTTAAGAGCCAAATTACATAGCTCAAAATATAAGAAGGTACAAGTTGTTGACTGAGATTGGCTTAGGCGAATCTTAAAACCAACTAAATAGGCAAAGTGTCAAGCGGGCAGATGTTGAGAAGGTGGCAGATTGACCTCATCGTTGGATGATAGGACTGCCACCAATCAACAAATAATATATGAAGACAATAGGATTTCCAAAATACAAGGACATGAAAGGCAAGATTATCAATGCAAGTGAGCCATACAATGTCGGCAATAACTTTGGTTCTAGCTACAGCCATATTCAAAGCGGAGAGTATGAGAACTCTAAAGGCACAATGTATTTCAGATCAAAGTGGGAAGCCAATTATGCTCTACACTTGGACTTTCTAGTCAAACAGAAGCTAATCAAGTCTTGGGAGTTTGAGCCGGATAGATTTATCTTTGAGTCAATTCAATTCGGAACCAGAAGCTATATCCCAGACTTCAAAATAAAAGAAAATGATGGAACTATCTCATACCATGAAGTGAAGGGCTATATGTCCGCCACAAGCAAGACCAAGTTAAAGCGTATGGCAAAGTATTTTCCTAACATAAAGTTAGTTTTAATTGATGAAGATTATTACAAGGCATTGAAAAAACAAGTTAGCAAGTTAGAGAATTGGTATTAACTATGAAACTCTTAATTCTATTATTAGCAGTACTGATAGCAATAGTGGTTATTAGAAAACCTAAAATTAAGATATGAAAGATAGAAAAATAGAAAAGATAGAAATTATATTACCACCCGTTGCCTCTAGCGATAGAGAAATGGATTTGGTAAATCTGACAGAATACTTGTCTAAAAAACTAAAACTAGATACTTCTTTTGGTTTGGGTGGAGAATATGGATACGGAGTGGATTACGAGAATGATACTTTTATGATGAAGCCCTATTGTTGGTGTGAACAAGAAGATAGTTGTTTGTGGTGTATGATGAACGACCCAAAGGAGAATAAAAACTACGACAAAATGAAAAAGGAAATAACTAAAAGATTTGGGAAAGAATGTGCGGATTGGGGTGGTGCTCCTCAATTCTATTACAAGCCGACTAAGTTTTGGATTAGATGGTATAAGTGGATTGGTAGAGATAATGAATATGGAAAAAAGATAAGCGATAAAGAGTGGAGAAAAATGATTGAAAAGTGTATTAAAAGTATCCTCCCTCAAAAAGGGAGCTAAAGGAAGATGATGAAATATATTTGGGCGTTACTGTTAATTATAAGTTTATTTGGAGTGTTATTTTCTAGCGGAGATAGTTTAATTAGATGGACGATTATAGTTTACGGAAATATAATAATGCTAGAATTAAGTTCAAAGGACTAGGTTGTTAAAAGTAAAGAGGTTAAGAACTTATATGACATACATAGTATTTAAAAAATTAGATATAAAAGAAACGCTTAAAGCAATGAAGGGTATTGAGCAGTTTTTTCTAAAATATCCTAAGAGGAAAGTTTGCAATACAGATTTATTTGAAGTAAGGAGAGGACATTTAGTAGAAGACATATTGAAACACTCTAGCATTGGTTGAGTTTTTAAGAGGAGAAGAAAGGAAGATATGAAAAAAACACTTGATAGAAAAACCCTGAAATGGGTATTGGCAGAAATAATTAAAAACGGCAGTTCGGATAGAATTTGGATAATAAAACTCTTGCAAAAGGCTTCTGATAGTGGAATAAACATACCAGAAAATATAACATATACAGAATTAGATTTGAAAATGGCTTATGCAAAAGGAAAAAAAGCAGGATTTAAGGAGGGACATGATTTGTTTTGTATTTATGAAAAATGTTCAGAAGAGCATGGTGATTTGTTTAAGGAGGGTTCAAAGTGAAACAACAAGGAATAAAGAAATGTAAATGCCATTGTCATTTTCACACTGGATTTGGTAAATGTACTTGTATAAATGCAGTTATGTCTTGTTCTCACTGTTCTCCCCTGCAAGAGCCTAAAATAATAGTGTTAAATGAAACACAACTAAAGAATAAAGAATTGGTTAAAGCTCGTAAAAGTGCTGGACTTGAGCCCGTGCAAGAGCCGAGGGAAAAGAAATCAAAGGGAATAAATAAATTTTGTAATAAGTGCGGATTTGCTAAATTAGCAGTTGTTCGCCCTGAAGATACGGGTGTTTGTAGGTGTTCTCCCCTGCAAGAGCCGATAAGCTCCACTGAAAAAGGATGGATTAAAAGAGGAGTAAAGTATTGGAAATGCAATAAGCATAAGTTAATCGGAACTACTGAAAAGTGCGACAAATGTGTGCAAGAGCCGAGGGAAAAGAAATGAAAAAATACTTAAATAAAATAATACAAGGGGATTGTTTAGAAGTAATGAAAGGGATGCCTGATAAAAGCGTGGATTTAATAATTGCTGACCCTCCCTATAATCTTGGAATAGATTATGGAACGACTACGGATGATAATAAAAAAGATTATGATAAATGGTTCTTGAACTTAGTTAAGGAATGTAAAAGAATATCAAATAAAATCTTAATTACTCCTGGTATTCATAATGTTGGACTTGCTAAAGTCGCAAAGCCTGATTGGGTTGGTTGTTGGTGGAAACCTGCAGCTATGGGGCATTGTTTTGTCGGTGTATGTAATTGGGAGCCGATATTTATTTGGGGAAAACCAAACAAACAAATAAACGATGTGTTTCGTGCTCCAATTATTCCTGACAAAATGAGCGAGGGTCATCCCTGTCCGAAACCAATTCATTTGTTTAGAGATTTTATTTCAAAGTTTACTAATGAAAAAGACATTGTGCTTGACCCATTTATTGGTTCGGGAACAACTGCTGTCGCAGCAAAATATACAAATAGAAATTTTATCGGTATAGAAATATCTCCTGAATACTGTAAGATTGCTAAACAAAGACTAGCCCAAGAAGTATTGATATGACATTAGATAAGAGAGGGGAAAAGAAAACAAAGGGAATAAATAAATTTTGTGATAAGTGCGGATTTGCTAAATTAGTGGTTGTTCGCCCTGAAGATACGGGTGTTTGTAGGTGTTCTCCCCTGCAAGAGCCGAGGGAATATCCAAAGTATTGTCCTAGATGTAAAAAGGAAACAGCATGGAATGTGGATACCTGTGTTCTTTGTGCTTATCTATTGCAAGAGCCGAGGGAAAATATTGAATTTGCCAAGGGAATGTTAAAAGCAAATAAGGCTTTCCTAACTAAAAAAAGAACTATAAAGGTTTTGCAAGAGCCGAGGGAAAAGAAAATAAAAATTATCAAAGGAGGCAAACTTCAGTCTATTCCTAATGATGATAGAGAATATGATTGCTCCCCCCAACCAGAGAAAACAGAGATGGAAAAGAAACCTACAGAATTAGAGCAATTCTTAGATGAGTATTATCAGGCAAGTTATCTCGTAGGACTAAATATAAATGATGAAAACGCAGGAAATAGATGTTTAGAATTAGTTGCAGAGAGTAGAAAAAGACTTTTGGCTCTCTTTCAATCAAAAGGAGGGGAATATGATATAGAAGAACATTGTAATTGTGTTGAACATTATGTAGGAGAAAAAGGTAAAGGTTATTGGATTAAGGCAAGAGAGGGTAAAGTAGTATGTCCGAAAGGGGATTGTAAAGAGTTGACAGACTATCAGAAACGCATAGAAGAAATAATGGAAAAGTATGCTGACGAAGAATACCTTAATTCAGAGGAAAATGGTAATTACAAAACAGATAGACATATTAAGAAGATGGTTGCCTTACTCCAAGAGGTAAGAAGTGAGGAAAGAAAACGGATAAGAAAAAACATAGGCTTTCTCAGACAATATCTTAACGAGGATAGAATTACTAATGATAAAAAAATGGTTACAAATGAAACTTTAGAGTTATGGTTATTTACAGATAAGTTATGACACTACCTGAGATAAAATTAAAAATAAGCAAAATCTTAATCAAGTGGAATATGCCAACACGCCAAGTTGCAATCAATGAGATTGTTTCTTTATATTCTGAGGCTTTGGAAGCACAGGAGAAACGGATAGAGAAGATTATAAAAAAAACACGACCAATCTTTCTAAGGAAGTCAGATATTTTATCACTTGATAGTATTTTAGCAATCAGACTTCAATTAAGAAAAGAAATCATAAAAGATTTGTCTAAACTCAAAGAGGTATAGAAGGATTTACATGAAGATGAAATGGATTAAATTATCTAACGGCAGACCTTTACAGTTTTTTAACTCCCATGATAAAACTGAGAATAATTACAGAGCTATTGATAGACCTGAGTATTCTATCTTGAAATTACAACTGGAAATTGAAGGAGGTGAAATCTGTCCATGAAAAAGGTGAAGAAAACAGTTAAAAAGACGGTTAAGAAGAAGTGTAGCAAGTGTGGAAAATAGGTAATCCGGGTTATAACAAGATGCAGCTTTAATAGTTGCATTTTGTTTTTAAATGGTTTATTATACTTCTATAACCCACAGCTTAACGGCTCTGGGTTTTTTATGAGAAAGATCATAAAAGCCATACAAGACTGTTTTGAGAAAGGAAACAGCGTTTGGGTAATCGGCAATGGCGGAAGTTCTGCCGAAGCCTCTCACCTCTCCGAAGAATTTATATCATTAGGCTATCCAGTAATTGCCCTCAACGATCCTCAAGTAATAACTGCTTTAAGTAATGATTTTGGATTTGAGAATGTATTTGAAAGATATTTACAAGCAGTATATAATTCGGGAGATTTGTTAATTACACTTTCAACTTCATATAAATCACGAAATATCCTAAACGCTATTTATTTTGCAAATCTTAATAAAATAGACGTTATAAAATTACCCAATATAGGCAAAACTACAGAGGAGATACAGAATAACCACTTGATTTTAATCCATAAGTTATATAAAAAGTTTAAAAAATGATTATAGTCGCTAATTGCCCAAGCAGGATAGGAATTTTTGGAGGCGGTACGGATTTAGAAAACTACTCCAATAAATATACAGGTCTAATTATTAATCTGGCTGTCAATCTCCGCCAACACGTCAAGATTTACACTGGGGACGATATATTTATGAATATGAATTTATTTCCTCCTTATGCAGATTCTCAATTTTATTACCATATAGGAAAACACTTCGGTTTTGGGGGTATGCACCACTGGAAGATACAAACTGACTTTGACGGAATGATTAAGTCAGGTCTGGGTTCTTCCGGGAGTGCTGCGGTATGTTTAATAGGTGCGATCAATAAGCTCAAAGGATTAAATCTTAGTAGAGAACAAATTGCCAAGAAAGCCTATGAGTTAGAAACTTCATTCGGAGTAAAGACAGGTAAACAAGACCATCTGGCGGCAGTCTATGGAGGGCTTAATCTCTTCGAAATCGGTAAGAAAATAGAACGCCATGCTTATTCAAGAGAACTAGCTGAACACCTTGCCAGCTCGTTAGTCCTCTTCTATGTAGGAGGAAGCCGTAACTCGTCTATACTTCAGCACAAGTTTGATAAACTGACTAAAGAGAAGATTGAGAACCTGAATAGGATAAAAGAATTAGTCCAAGATGTTGCGCTCTATTTAGATGATTTAGAATTAGTCGGTAAGACCTTAGGCAAAGCGTGGGAGTTGAAAAAGCTAAGCAATAAAGTCTCCAGTCAGAAGATTGATAAGATTTACAAGAAAGGGAAAGACAATGGGGCATGGGGTGGAAAAATCTGCGGGAGTGGAGGATCAGGATATTTTGTCTTCAGTATCAATCCCAAGAAAAGAAAGCAATTTATAGAGGATATGGATATGGAAGAAATCGATTGGTCACCGGATTTTCAAGGGTTGGAAGCGAGGATTTTATGATAGGTTGGACTATACAAGCATACGATAAAGTAGATAAAAAAACATTTGCCATGTGGAATGTCTCGGAGATTATAGTAGAGGCTGAAACAGAGGAAGAAGCACTAAAAAAAGCTAAAGAAATAATTAAAAGAAATGGTTATAGAGTAAGTAAGGCTTGGGAGAAAACTGATGATCAGAGATTACACGAAGACCAAATGATGACACAATTAGAAATTCAAGCTAAGATGTTAAAATTATTAAGATGAAAGCAATTTGCTTGGCAGCTGGATATGGGACTCGGATGGGAGACTTAACCAAAAGAACTCCTAAGTCTTTGCTTGAAATCGGAGGTAAGCCTATCTTAACGCATATAATTGACAGACTTAACTTACACGGTATTCACGATATAATCGTCAATGTTCACTACCTCCCCGACATGATACCCTCTAAGCAGGAATCAAGAGCTTTATATTATTACGAACCCAGACTATTAGGACATAAAGGAACGGTTTATGCCTTAAAGGATTGGATAAAAGATGACTTCTTCTTCGTAATAAACGGAGACACACTTTCGAATGTAAATTATTCCGAGATGGTAAACTTGAAAGAAGAAGATAAAATACTCGCTTTAATGGAAGAGAATAGGTGTGCCGGGACTTGGCTTTATCCTCCATCTTACCTCACTAATAGCGAACTTCCGATTAAACCTTACCGACCTACTGACCTATCTTGGTTTGATTGCGGAACTAAAGAGCGTTTGAAAAAAGCTAAAGAGTTCTATGAAAAATCTTATTAGGTGTTCCAATTGTCTTTTAAACGGAAGGATAAGGACTTTAGCGGAAGTCTTACCGAATGGGTATATTAAGATTCAGAGATTTCACAAAGGGGAATGGAACGAGAATAACGGCAAAGAAGCGACTATACTATGTGGAGATAATTTTATATTAATATGCGGAGATTGCGGAAGCAAACAATATATAAGAGAAAGGAGGGAAGATGAAAAGCCTAATTTCAGGCAGTTCTGGTTTCATAGGCTCACACTTATCAAAGCGATTAGTGGCTTTGGGTCATTCGGTAGTGCCTATAACCCAGGAACAATTGTATCAGCCTGCGGTTCTAACTGAATTATTCAAAAAAGAACAGCCTGACTTTATTTTTCATCTGGCTAGTTATGGGAACATGGCTAATCAGAAAGACCCTGCCATGACTGTTTTTTCGAATCTAATCGGGACTTACAATATGTTAGATGCGAGTAAAGAGATAGATTATAAGAAGTTTATCTACTTCTCTACTTCCTCGGTTACTCTTTCAAGTGAGACTTTCTATTCAGCTTCTAAGGCAGGTGCAGAGAGATTAGCTAACGTCTTCCTTCAACAAGGTAAACCTATCATAATTGCCAGACCGTATTCTATTTATGGGTCGGGAGAAGCAGAGTTCAGATTGATTCCAACGGTTATCAGGTCTCTCTTACAAGGGGAAGAGATGAACCTTGATCCGACTGCTTCGCACGATTGGGTGTATATCAAAGACCTCATAGATTCCCTTATCCTACTAATGAAGTCAGGACTAACAGGAATTATGCACATGGGAACAGGGAGACAGTACACTAACGGTGAGATAGTTGAGAGATTAGAGAAGTTCGCTAAAAAGAAATTAAAATTCAAGACTACCAAGATGAGGGATTTTGATACCCTGAGTTGGGTATCTCCTCAACCCACAGTCAAATCTCCACTCAACGATGGATTAAGAGAAACTTTTAAATATTATTTGAAATTATATGGAAACTAAAAAAAGAGTATTGCAAATTTCTTATGACCATAAGCTTTCACACATTGGCAGTTGCTTAACAGCTCTGCCAATTATTGAAGAGATATTTAAGATTAAGAAACCAGATGAGAAATTTGTCTTAAGTAGTGGACATGCGGGGTTGGCTCTTTATTGTGTGATTGAAAAATATGAAGGCATAGATGCCGAGGGCATATTAAATGCTCATGGTATCCATCCTGAGAGATGCGATAAGTGCCATCTCGACTGCTCTACGGGCTCCCTAGGACTGGGAATTCCAATCGCAGTTGGGATGGCGTTATCAAATAGGAATAAAAATGTCTATTGTTTGATTTCAGATGGAGAATGTGCTGAAGGAAGTGTCTGGGAATCATTGAGAATAAAAGAAGAACAAAAATTAGACAATTTAAAGGTTTATGTTAATTTCAATGGATTTGGAGCATATAAATCCATAGATCAATATTCATTGCAAAGTAAGTTAAGGTTTTTTGGCATTGATTTATCTACATTTAGAATCACTAATAGTGATTTACCTTTTGCTAAAGGATTAGATTCACATTATCATGTTATGACTAGGGAGGAATATGAATCGACACGATAGTCAAAGAGGTTATTTTGCATACGCTTTATACCAAGCCATGAAAGAGAATAAAGATATTTGGTTAGTGGTTGGTGATTTAGGTTATAAAGTCTTCGATGCACACTTCAGGGATTTCCCTGATAGGTGTATAAATACAGGCGCAGCCGAACAAGCAATGATGGGAATTGGGATAGGTCTTGCTCTTGAAGACAAGATCCCATTTGTTTACTCAATCACTCCGTTCCTCTTATATAGAGCTTTTGAAATGATACGAAATTATATAGATCACGAGAAGATCCCCGTTAAGTTAATCGGCAGCGGCAGAGATAGAGATTACTTACATGATGGATTCTCGCATTGGGCAGAAGAAGATAAAATAATCCTTAAAAAAATCTTTACTAACATTCAAGGTGGTTGGCCCCAAGAAAAAGAAGACATCCCCGGAATTGTCAAGCAAATGATAAGGAATAAAAAACCTTATTATATTAATTTAAGAAAGTGAGGTGAATTATGAAAACAGCAGATAAAATCGTGTTAGAATATTTAAAAAGAGCTCAGAAGATTCTAAATGATAAGAATGATTTTAATTTCGGATTACACAGCGATATTGTAGTAGAGGTAGCAAAAATGATACAGATAGAGGAAAAAGCATGAGACTACAATTAGAGGAACCGACTTTAGATTGTCTTGACTGTAAGAGGAGTTATTCTATTAATTCCCCCGAAGTTCAGTTTGGGCTTTTCAAAGAAGGTAAACTAATGAGATGCGATAGGTGTTTTAAAGCTATGAAACATAGATTTTGGTTAGAAAGGATAGAACAAGAATGAAAGTTATACTATCTAAAGGTGCAACAGGCAATATAAAAAGTAAAATATTAGACCCTAAATATCACACGGCTGAGTTAGTCTTTGAGGCTTATATTTCTCCTTCAGAATTTGCCAGAATTATGGAAACTTACGATGAGAAGGAATTTGAAATTGAAATCAAAGAGAAAGAAAATATCATGTCAACACCAATAGATGCAGTATGAAAATCCTAACGGGAGTTGACATAAAATAGTTAAAGTAGTAAGATTTAAGGAGTGTTATTTAGAAACACCCCAGAAGGGTGTTTTTTTATGAACTTATGGATACACAACAAGCTACAAAGGGAGAGGCAACACCAAACAAGGGGGCACTTCAATCATACATTCAAAACTTCACCAAAGAAGCAATTGATTGCATTGTGGAAATCATGCACACATCACGCAATGAAGCTCTTAAGATGGGTGCAGCTAAAGTTATTATTGATAAATCTATTGCCGATTTAAAGGCTATGGAGGTTGGAGGTGTAAATGGAGAACCAATTAAATTCACTATTATCGGAGGCGCAGACTATACAGCCTACATTTCCGGACTTAACAAGACTACTGCCACATCAACGACAGGTATTATTGGAGGATCCAACGAAGTTCAAGATATTAATTTGGCACAGACGGGCGAGAAAAACAACAACGGCAATAATCCAGTTAGTTAGATGGGCTCAGATGCGGGTGGGAGTGTATTGGCACATCTTCCCGACCTACTCTGAAGCGAAGGATGCGGTATGGAGAGATCCGCACATGCTCTTTGAAATAGTGCCTGAAGAATTAATCTTAAAGAAAAACGAACAAGAGTTAGTTTTATACTTTAAGAACGGTTCTATCTTACAGTTAAAAGGTGCAGACCAACCGGAACGCTTATTGGGTGCAAATCCTTACGGAGTGGTTTTGGATGAGTTTGCCGAAATGAAAAGAGAGACTTGGGATAGAATAATCGAACCCATCATCAGAGGCAATCAAGGATGGTGTTGGTTTGTAGGTACACCAAGAGGTAAGAACCATTTATACGAGTTTTATAACCGAGGTTTAGGAGAATATCCCGAATGGAAGTCTTGGAGATTAAAAGCCAGTCAATCAGGGATTATAGATCCCGGACAATTAGCGAACTCAAAGTTAACCATGTCCCAAGCTTTATTCAGTCAGGAATGGGAAACAGAGTTCTTAGAAGGTGAAGGTTCAGTCTTTAAAGGAGTTAGGTTAGCGATGACGGCAGCACCGATGAATCCTGATAAGCCTGAATATAAAGAACACATGTTCGTAATGGGAGTAGATTTAGCCAAAGTAACAGATTACACGGTAATCAGAGTTTATGACCGTTCAACTAATAGCTTAGTTTACACAGATAGGTTTAACCGAATTGAGTATCCTTTCCAAAAGAAGAAGATAAAAGCTATAAGTAAGCACTTTAACAACGCTCTAGCAGTGATAGATGCAACAGGAATAGGCGATCCGATAGTTGACGACTTATTAAGAAGTGGAGTTCCTTGTGAACCAGTTAAGATAACTGAACAATCTAAGAAAGAGTTAATTGAGAAGTTAAGTATCTGGATAGAACAGCGTAAGATACACTTATTAAGACCTGAGTTTGACCCTCAAGCCTTAATTGAATATGACAACTTTAGTTATGAGATCGGACCGACAGGACATGTACGATATCAAGCCAGAGAAGGTTTCCATGACGATATAGTGATGGCAGATGCCCTCGCAGTATGGTCATTGCAACCTTTATTCTATGAACAACCTACCAATGCGGATAACGCAACACATAGGTTTTTCTTAAAGCAGGTGCAAGAACAGGAGCATATTAATGATGGAAATGACGATTTCTCAGAATGGGAGCAAACAACAGATGAATACACTCTCTAAGCCGGCTACAAGCTGGAATGTTAACGCAGCAATGCGTGATATCTATGATATAGGGGAGAGGATTCAGTTGTGGCCTATCATGTTAGGACAGGTAGCCAAACAGATTCACGATAACCCTGATTCTTTGTTTGATTTGAAAGTCACAGAGATTGAGTGGATGATACCTTACAAGAATCTAACGGCAGAGGTTAAGTCCTTATTCAATACTTGGGGATTCAAAGAGAATGAGAGAGGTTATGAGTATTCTTTTGAAGGCATACCTGTTTACATCCGAGTAATTAAACGTAAGTATGCGTTCTTTGAGAAGCCTGACCAGAAGTTCTACAAGGTAGATGACTTTATGTTGCCTAATCCCTTTAATGCTTATTGGCGGATACATAATTTAGTAAGATGATAGACATTGTATTAATTATTGTTATAGCTTTTCTCATCTGTCTTTTGGGGTTCGTGTTGTACGAAGACCGAAAAGAGAGAGCAATGCTACTCAATTCAGTTGTTGCGAAGAACACGCAAGAGCTAGTCAATCTCAAGTTAGCTGACAGCACTAAGGTAATCGCACAGAAGCCTGAAACATCAGACCTAATCCCGACAGATGAGATGACACCAGACCAGTTCCAGACAATGATAGAGCATGAGAATAGAGTAGTGGAGGAAACTGCATAATGGCTGATAAAAATATACAAAAGAAACCCGTAATCACAGACTTTGATACCTCTCAAATGGATTCGAAGAATATCGCTATCCCTATTGAATCTATGAGGATTACAGCGTATAATCATAGACGAATACATGAAAGGAACTGGTATGATAACAACTTCTTTGACGACGGCTACCATTTCCGCTATCTATCCCGCACTACTAACAGGATCGTTGACCTTTCAGAAAGGGCTACCATATATACGCCACAACGGGCGATTCCAAAGAGTTCAAGGCAGATACGGGGAATTGCTAACCTACTCTTATCGTCAGACCCCACTCCTACAGTTTATCCTGAAGAAGTTTCTAAAGCTGAGTTCCCAGACCCACAAGGTTACGCAGCACAAGTCGAAAAATCTAAGCAAATAGCAATCCGCAGAGGTTATTGGTTAGAGGAAGAATGGAAAACCCCGGATCAATCAGGAGAGACAATGTTAGAGAAGTTAGCCTTGATGCCTATCCTCACAATGAAACACTCAGTCTCCTATATGCAGATATGGGCTGATGCTGAAACCCAAAAGATAAGAACTCAAGTCTATGATGCTTTTGATCTTTATGTCTTGGGTTATATAACCGCCCTACAAGATCAACCCTTCATCATCAAAGCTACCCCAATGTTAATCAACCAAATCCAAGCCAACAAGAACTTCAACGAAGATAGGTTTAATGTCATGCCTGATAACAGACCTTCAGGTTCAGAGATTAAAGAAGCTTATATGAGAGCCAGATACGGTAGGGATTCTTCAGCCGACCAAGCAGGGACTGCTATCCTTTATGAAGCCTTCTTAAAAGAATATATCAACGAGTTCAACATCAAGCGTATTCGGGAGCAGGAAGACGGAGCCAAGATATTAAAGAAGAGAGGCTTGGGAGATATGATTATCCGTCAGGTGTTTGTCGCAGGACAACAATGTTTAAGAGACACTTACTTGGATATGGATGAATATCCGTTTGTAGATTTCAGAATGGAACCGGGACCGATGTACCAAGTACCTTTAATAGATAGATTCAAGAACGCTAACAAGTCCTTAGATTCAGCCGTCTCCAGAATGGAGAGATACTTCCATACAATGGTTACGGGTATCTGGTTAAAGCGCAGGGGCGAACCATTCAAGATAAGTAACATTGCCGGAGGGCAGGTATTAGAATACGATCAGACTGTACCTCAACAGGCTAACCTAGTCCCGCTAGGTCCTTGGACATTTGACTTTCTCTCCTTACTGACTAACTTCATTGAAGAGCAGGGAGTCTCTACAACTACACTAGGCAAGCTACCAAGTGGTGTACGAAGCAACGCAGCTATTGAGAGCTTAAAGGAAGCCGAGTATGCTAATCTGATAATCGCTACCCGAAGGTTCAATCAATGTTGCAAGAAGATTGCTAAGAAGATGTTTGAGATAGCAGATGAAGCATATATTACCCCGGTTCCTGTAACACACAAATCATCAGGTAAGACTGATTACTTTGATGTTATAGGTGCTTCAGCCCTTAAAGGTCGCAAGAAGCTACAGATTGATACTGATGCTGAAGTCATCCCCTTGTCTAAAGATACTAAGATAGATATAGAGATCGAACAAGGTATGGCTTATACTAAAGAAGGACAGAAGGCTACTATGTTAGAGCTCTTCAAACAACTTGAACCTTTTGTTACTGCAGGATTTATTCCTCCGGAACCTTTCAAAGTCGCACTACAGAAGTTCTTAGAGGTCTATCAGTTCGGATCAACTGAAGAGTTTATGGATGCATTTAGTAAGGCAGGAACAGGAATGACAGACCAAGAGATGTTGAAGATGAAGACAGCCCTCTTACAAGCACTACAGGAAGCAGGAGAGATAGGTCCGGAGGGAGACAAAGCCAAGATACAGGCAGCAGCTATCGGCTCACTCACAGCTCTTAAAGATGCAGGACTGGTTAAGCATATTCAAGCAGCAGGAGAAGCAGCTACTAATCCTCAAGCACCGCCTGAAGACCTGAAAGAAAGTCTGGGGATAACTTATAAAGACTTACCTGAAGATGTTAAGCGACAAGTAGAGGCACAGATAGGCTTCCAACCCTCTCAAACTCTCAGTCCTACAGGTTCAGACCAGATAGTCAAACATCAGCAGACACAGATACAGAGTGCTAAACTCCAGCAAGAAGCAGAGCGAACTCGCAAGATGGAAGAGATTTCAGACGAACAACATGGAGGAGGTGTACAATGAGCGGATATCAGGGTTATCACAAAGTCTCAGTAAATCAAGCAGGCAATAAGGTCGGAGAGTTCGGAATACCTAATAGCAAGAAATCAGCCAAGACAATGCGCAACTATTCAGAGAAGGCAATTAAGAATGCCCAGATGAAAATAGGAGGAATGAAATAAAGAAAGGAGGAGAGAATTATGAGACAAGGAGATGAAAATACACTAGGTTACAGAGTCGGACAAGCCTTAAATGGTCAGATATCTAAACAACCTGTTAAGAATGCAGGGAAGGTAGATAAACAGCCGGCAGAGGCTTCCAAGACAAGAGAAGCTGTAGCAAAGGGTTATACGGCAGGACAAAAAGGAAAGTTTAACCGTTCTTATCCCGTAAATGTAGTCAATAAAGCTATTGCTAAGATGGGAGGGAGGTAATATGAAACAGTTAGCTATACTCGATTACGAAATTTTGTTCGATCCTTCAGAGGCGTGGACTTCTGGGAGTCAGTTTGAAGCTGCGTTTGCAGACTTCTTTGCTGCACATGGATTTGAAGCTCAGATAATCGAATCAAGGGGCGGCACAGCCAAGAGAGTGATCTTCTTAAATAAGATTGATGTCATCAAGACACCAGAACCAAGACCACAAGCTCAGGTTAAGAAAACTGTTGTTCAAGCTCCGACTAAGGATTACAAGAGCTTCCAGACTAGAGGAGTTCCTAAGAATATAGTCAATCAGAATAAGCGAGCTCCAACACTAGATTACAAAATGCCCGGACAAATGTTAAGGCAGAAAGTGAAGATATGAGTGCAGGAACTTATCCATTCGGAGCCCACGGAGACAGCGTTAACCAAACGATGTCTGTTGTTGGTGTTATAGGAACACTAGGTACAGCTGATGTCGGAGGGACAGCTAATGTCTTACCTATAAGCGTAGATCCCGCCACAGGTGCAATGTTTGTTAATATCCTTGCGGGTGCAGGGGCTGCCAGTAATCCTACTTCGGGTACACTTAGCACTTTAGGTACGGTTGGCTCAATCACGAATATCGGTTCAATCTCAACTATAGGAACAATGCCAGCGATTAGCGTAGGCAATCCAACTGGTGGTACAACCAATTTAATTGGTACAGTTGGTAGCATTACTAATATAGGTAGCATTTCTACGATAGGAACCATGCCGGCCATTTCATTGGCAATAAATTCGGGCACCCTAAGCACTCTGGGTACAATTGGTTCTGTAGGTGTTATTGGTACATTACCTAATGTGAATATCGCTTCAGGGACAATTAACGTAGGGACAGTAACCTCCACTCTGGCAATGAACAGCGGAACACTCAATACCTTGGGTACTGTAGGTTCCATTGCAACTGTAGGCACTTTACCCAACATAAACATAGCAAGTGGAACAATTAACGTAGGAACAGCAACTGTTAGTGGGAACGTAGGAGTATCCACAGGTACTATCAATGTTGGCACAGTCACAGTAACAGGACTTCCTTCTGGTGGAACTATCTTAAATTTAGCGAGTGGAACTCTAGCGGCAGTTACTTCAGTTGGATCGGTAGTTGGAGTAGGCACTATTTCCAATACCGTCACCACATCTGGAACGGTTACTGGTGTAGGCACATTATCAAACGTAGGTTCAGTTAATACGGTTACTACGGTTTCCAACATAACTAACGGAAGTATTAATATACTTACAGGAACTATGGCTGTAAGTCTAGGAACAGTAGGTGGCAAAGCAGCTTCAGGTGCAGCTTCAGTTGCTAACCCTGTCTTAATTGCAGGTACCGATACTGGAGGTACAGTTTGGGCCCCTATAATGGGAACACCTGGAATACTTAAAGTTGTTGATACCGCAGGTACAGTTTCTTCTGTAGGAACTAATACTGGGATTGGCACACTCTCTAATGTTGGGAGCGTCAATACAATCACTTCTGTTAGCAATTTGGTTTCTGGGACTTTACTTAATAGTGGTACAACAACAGGTATTGGTACTCTATCCAATGTAGGCTCGGTAGGGCTGGTTACACGCATAGGAAATATAGGAACGATTGAATCAGGAACTGTTACGACCACTCTGGCTTTAAATACTGGGACTATCTCAACGATTGTCGCTGGAACTCAGAATACACTGGGTACTGTAGGTATCTTAAATGCAGGCACTGTCACAGTATTAGGATTAGGAACTGTGACGGGAGTTACAGCTAACGCAGGTTCTTATACTGGTAATCCAGTAGGCATAGGGGGAACAGATGCAGGGGGTACGATTAGAGTAGCTTTGATTGATTCCGCAGGTCATCAGCACGTAGATGTAGAAACTGGAACCGTAACCTCAGTATCTAATTTAGCGGCGGGTACGTTGACAGCATTAGCTCTTGGTACAGTTACGGGGTCTTTGACTAACGTGGGTATTCTTAATGCTGGGTCGGTTATTGTCACTGGATTACCCTCAGGAGGTACACTTTTAAATCTAGCTAGTGGTACACTTGCTGCGGTCACTACAGTATCTAATATAACGGCGGGTTCATTTGTACAAACAGCTGGAACTCTAACACTAGGAACTCTTACTAATTTAGTATCGGGCACAATCAACGCTTTAGCTTCAGGAACTATTAGTGCAGGCACAGTCTCTGTCAATACTAAACAAGTTGGTAGTGCTATTTTAACTACTCAAACTCTCGGAACTACGGGAGCTGCAGTATGGGGAACCTTGATTGCTCCCGTAGGCGCTGGAACTTATGTTTATGTTAACGGTCTTTCAGTCGTAGTAGCTTCAGGAACGGTAGATACGGCAATTACTACTAATATAGCTGGTTCAACTGGGGCGGGAGTTCTTGCGAGAGGCAATTTCCCCGCTGGCGGAGGTATTATGAGAGATTTCTTCGCTCCTATACAGGTAGGAACTAACGGTACAATAGCCTACTGGTTAGGCGGAGCTGGGACGGTTTCTATGACAGTTAATTATTGGGTAGGACCTTAATATGGCAATATCAAGAGTTCAAATGACGGGGTCGGTTCCCCCCTCTGGTACAATAGGTTCAGCTATTTTTGTCTCACAACCCACTGCGGGGAATCTTATCGTAGCTGCTTTTACTACTTTTGGTGGAACCATAGCTTCTGTTGGAGATAGTGCAGGAAACACTTATACTCGTAGAGCATGGGGTTCTTCCACAGGGCCTCAATACGTCGCAATTTATTCGGCTGAAAATATAACAACAGGAGCTAATTTTACAGTTTTTGGAACTGAATCGGGTGCTCACGGAGTAACTACCGTAATTGCAGAATACGCAGGTGCAGTTGCCGTAGGACCATTTGATTCGGCGGGGAGTGCAACAGCCACTGGGGCAACTGCTAATACTGGAACCACAGCGGCTTTAGCTCAACCTGCGGAAATGGCTTTTGGTGTTTTTACTCACAATGGGGGAAGCATAACTATTAATGAAACCCTTACTGGTGGTTGGACAGCTGGTACTAAATTTTTAGATGGAAATAGCTATCAACCCCTAGACGCTTTTGATAATATACTAACAGCAAATACAGCGATATTTGAAACAGGCACGCTGGGAGCTTCACAAACCTTTATTGGAGTAATTGCTACTTTTAAAGCAGGAGTAGGAACTGTTTTACGTCAATCTACGGGTACTGCCGCTTTAGGTCTAGGTGCCGGGACGGTTACTTTCCCCTCCAATATAACTTCTGGGAATTTAGTTGTAGTAGGAGTTACAGTTACTAACGCAGCAGTGTTAGGAACAGTCGGAACAATTACAGATACCGTAGGTAATACTTATAAAAAAGCTGTCGGTGGAACTATCTCTGAAGTAACTAGCGTGATAGACGAAGAAATCTGGTATGCTCCGATAACCACAGGAGGGACGGGGGTTCTTACCGTTACCCATACTACTGATAATGCTGCGATTTATGCTAGAGAATACTCAGGAGGATATAATGCTGTAGATGTAGTCGGTTCAGCCACTGGTTCTTCAACTGCTCCAAATACAGGAACAGCGACTACTACTAAAACAGATTTATTAATCATTTCAACGGGAGATGATAAAGGGGTTACACAGACTTATAAGGCAGCTAGCGTATATGGAGATATGGTGGGAACTACTACTACTTTAACAGGACTTTCAATGGAAGATAGTAAAGCTACCGCAGGAGCACAAACTGGCACGCTAACTTTAGGAGGAGCAGCTAATTGGGTATCTTGCTTTGCCTCATTCTATGGTTCAGTAGCAGCTTCTACTTACTCAACTTTCAAAACTTTAACTGGAGTAGGAAATATATAGCTTGACAGAATTAAAGTCTTAGTATAAAATAGTTTTAGTGTATTTAGAGCACTCCCAAAAGGAGCGCTTTTTTTTATGGCACAGCAACCGGCATCAGCAGCAGGATATGTACAAATAGGAACAGTAGGAACTAATGTAGTTTCCGATATTCCCGTTAATCTCCAAAGTGTAATCATCGGTGGAACTTTCGTAGGTTCAGTTGAATTTTATGATACTACTACCACCGCAGGAACAGCAACCTCTAATTTAATCTTCAATCTTGGTATTCCATTAACTAATACTTATAGATCTATCCCCCTCGGTATTAGGACAAAAAGAGGCCTCGTAACAGTCCAAACAGGCACTCCAGTAATGACATTTACAATCGATTAATTACGTTCCTTACGTAGGAGAGGAGGCGAATAAATATGGCAGATAAAGATTTTTTTGAAGAAGAAAAAGTAGAAGAGGTACAAGAACCTCAAAAAATTAAGGTAGGAGAAAAAGAATATGACCAAGCAGACCTTGAAAAGTTAGTCGGACTGGGAGAAATCGGTAGGGAAATGGAAGAAAAGTGGAAGACCCCAATAGACCGAGTTTATCCAGAGTACACTAAGTCAAGGCAAGCACTATCTGATCGGGATAGAAAAATAGAGGAGTTAGAAGCTAAAACAACTCAACAGGTAGCTCAAGCTCCGACAGGACAACTTTCCGAAGAACAGAGAAAACTTGCTTTAGATCAACTTGAAAATTTAGGGGTTGGACCAAAGGCGATAGCTGATATGACCCGCAATATATATCGGGAAGAAGCAGCTGCTAGAGATTTACTAGACGACACCAATAGAGTCGTAGCAAACGCAAGTGAATCAGGCTTTCCAAAGACTGATCCGCAAGCACTCTTAAATCATATGGCAGAAACGGGGATTAAAAACCCTCAAAAAGCTTACAACGATATGTATGCAGAAGAGTTGGACAGGATTAAAGAGGAAAAATTAGGCTCTTTAAGAAGTTCAGGGATGGTCACAACTTCTTCTTCAACGGCAGGTTCTAAGCAACCATCACCCAATCAAACTCCTAAAAATAGATCAGATTTAGCGAAAGCAGTTTTAGCGAGTTTAGGTGGAGAATAAAGATGATTGCATGGAACAAGGGTTTAACTAAAGAGGAATACCCTCAGCTTTCCCATAGTGGAGTAAAGTTGGGTAATATCCCGTGGAATAAAGACAAGCCAGGATACTCCATGAAGCATGAAAAACAATTTAAAAAGGGGGTAGAACCTCCTATGCACAAAGCAGGTTGTTCTTGCTTCAGGTGTGGGGGAAAAGGATATGATGCTACGGGAGTTAAGCAATCCCCCGAAACTATTGCTAAGAGAGTAGCTAAGTTAATGGGACATAGACCATTTAGATTACCTAAATACTCAGCAGATGAAAACTATTTAAGGAAATTAGAAAAAACTAAAATGAGACTAAGAATAACGAGATATGGACATACTAAAGCCCAATGGGAAGCATTAAAATTTAAATATAATTATATGTGTTTATGTTGCAAGAAGTATGAACCAGAAATCAAATTGACAAAAGATCATATTATTCCTATAACAAAAGGTGGTTCAAACTATATAGAAAATCTTCAACCGTTATGTCAAAGGTGTAACTCTCACAAGTTTACCCAATCCACTTCCTTTTTGCCTTCCGCTACTTTATCTTATGAAGGAGAAGGAGGTGAGAATGTTAAGCAGTCTAATTAACGTTTAGGCTGTATTAACAATTAAAAGTGGCTTTTTTACTTTCTGATGTGAGCAACGCTTTGCACAACATTTTGTTGCCCTACGTCAGGGATAACTTTCCGAAACAAACAATTCTCTTAGATCAAATGAAGAGAAATGCGGGAGTTACTTTCATGAACAACAAGTTCTACGCACCACTCAGGTCTTCAAGACATGGTGGAGTTACGAACCTTGCTAATGATGGAAACGCTACCGTTTCGGGAACAGCAGGTTTATCACAGGCAAATGTAAGCGTGAAAATTATGACAGGTGCGTTCGATATTTCCAAGTTGGCTATCGATGCGACCAAAAGCAATCAAAGCGCAGTTACCAATGCACTCACCTTTCAGGCAGAGGCTTTGGCATCAGATTTTGCCCGTTCTGCAAACAGACAGCTTTGGGGAGATGGCGTAGGAGCTATGGCGGAAGTAGCAGGTTCTGCTTCTTCAACAACCATGACTATTATGCCCCTCGATGCTAACGGAGTTGCAGCTGATACCCGTCTTCAAGACAGGTATGGCACAGTCAATGGAGATATCGGTGTTTACAAGTACTTAACAGCCGGTAATCTTATTGCTGTCGGTTCAGCTGGTACCGCAGTCGGTACAATCTCTTCTTTCAGTCCTTCGGATGGAAAGAATAGCGCAAACTCTACAGCAGGAACCTTAACAGCGACAGGAGCTATTGCCTCAGCGGCAAACTCTCCTATCTATTTTGTTGATGGATCCTTCGGAGGAGCCGGTTCGATGGAAATCACCGGTATCAAAGCAGCACTCTCTTCATCTTCTGGCACAAGCCAGTATGCAGGAGTAGCTCGTTCAACCACTGGTTGGACTCCTCAGTTTGGTTCAGTCTCTGAAGCACTCACACTCTCAAGAATGGAGCAATCCTACTTGGCAGCCAAAGAGTACGCTCAGATGGGTGACCAATACGCTATCTTCATGAACAAGACTCTCTATAAGAAATATGGAGATCTTTTGACATCCATGAGGAGAACAGTCAATGAAACCGATTTACTCGGTGGATGGACTGGTCTGGAATTTGCAGCAGGTGCAGGTAAAGTCGGAGTATTCTTAGATTATGATGTACCGGATGGAGAATTCGTAGTCCTAAATATGGACTCTTGGACAATCTGTCAGGTCTCGGATCTAGGTTGGTTGGAAGATCCAAATGGCGGAAGCCTTTTGAGACTCTCTAACAAAATTCAATATCAGGCCGAAATGGCTTGGTTCTTTGAATTGCTCTGTCTTGCTCCAGCAGCAAACGGACACGAAACGCAGAAAACAAGCTAGGCTTTTGATTGCGGTTTTACCTAAGTTTCGAAATAAAACCGCATATTTACTAGGGAAGAAATCTTCTTCCCTGATAAATGAAAACCAAAGTAAACAAAGAAAAGGAGAAAAGGGATCATGCACTTTATTTTATCGAGAAGCCTGATCCTAACTTCTCTCCGGCTAAGAATAAATTTATAATCGAGAGCTCAATCTTAAAGTATGAGGCCATGCGGAAGAAGAAGAAGCATGAGTTTGATGATGCCTATAGAGAAAGAGCAGATGCAGTTGTTTCTTACTTAAAATCGTTTAACAAGGGCGGAGTAGACCATAGTTTACTAGGTTATTTCGGAGAGAAGAATATCCGAATGTTAAGAGGGGATGAAATCAGAGCCAAGATTCATCAAGGGATACAATTTGCAAAAGTAAACCGAGGTTTAAAGAGGGGGAATTAATGAGGAGGCATAGGAGAGAGAGGCAATTTGATACCCGAATGAGTTTTAGGGAACTTTGCAATCGGGCAGGAATAAATGTAAAACAACGAATAGTTATGTATAGATATATGAAATCAAAAATGAAAGAAGGTGAACACACAAGATAACTTAGGTTATCTTATATAGATATGTCAGGTTTAAAAAGAAACGAGCCAGCATTAATGTTCGGAGGAGCACAAGTTACTCCAGACGAAATAGACTCTTATACAGTCTATCACATCATTAATCCTGGTACGGCTCATTCATGGTTCGGTACGGCAGCCCCAGGATCACTGGCTGCGGTCTTACCTTTCGTGGTAACTACTGCAATTGCAGACTATCCAAGAAACGTGAATTTAGTCATTAGAGGAAATGGTACTAACACGGCAATCACAGGAACAGCCGTGATAAATGGTAAAGACCAATTCGGTTCAGTAATTTCTGAAACGATAAGTATTACCAGCGGAACGGGAGCAGGGAGCCAAGCAGGAACGAAAGTTTTTGCTCAGTTCATCAGCGGAACCGTTACATTAGGTACTATGGCACAAGCAGGTACTCCATCTCTAGGATTTAGCGTAGGAACTTCTACGTTATTCGGTCTTCCTTGCAAAATTGCAGGAACCGGAGATGTAGTTCTTCTCTCGCACAATGCGGGAACAGGAGCTATTGCTTATAACGGTGGAACTATCGGAGCATACGTCAATGCAACTATGCACGCTATTCAACCGGCAGCGGCAATCACAGGTACTGAATCTATAATGGCTTGGGTTGAGTCAAATTACAATCCAATGAACATTGGAGAAGTATCAGCTTTGAGACAGAGATAGGCTTTACTTTAGGGTAAAGAGTCTGTATAATAACGTGGAGGTGAGTTCCTATGCTTGCCTCCACTACATAGGATGAAATATAAGGGTATTTTTTTTACGGAACCCATAGAGAGTAACGCTTTAGGCCACCAGATGGCCGAAGTTTATAAAGACGGAATCTACTATCCTTACTTCCAAGACAAAAAAGACCTCACAGTAATAGATTGCGGGGCAAATGTCGGTCTAACTTCATTCTTCTTCTCCCACTACGCTAAGATTGTTTACAGTATAGAACCTAGCAGTGAACATATTGAAGTGCTAAAGTATATGCTTGCACAAAATGAAATCACTAATGTCAAACCCTTTCAATTTGCCCTCTCAATTAAAGATGATGTAGGCGAATTAACCCACTATTCAAACAAGACCATGTATTCACTCTACCAGACACTGGCTTCGCTCCCCGGCTCGGTAGGAAACCTTCAAGTCACAGGTAAAGAGCCCTGCAAACTAAAGCGAATCGATACTTTCTTCAAAGAAGAAAATATAGAACACGTTGACTTCATGAAGCTTGACTGCGAAGGAACTGAGTACGAGATTTTAGGCTCAGATTCCTTCAAAAATGTCGCTCCTAAGATAGACAAGATTTTAGTCGAAGTACACGCCTATTCAGGCCGTCATCCCAATCAGATAGTCGAAAGTCTAAAGAATAATGGTTATAAGGTATCTCAGATTCCGAATGATACCCTCTTGCTAGTTGGTGAAAGGACTTCGCAATGATACCTTGGAATAAAGGGATTAAAATGCCCCAGAATGAGGGTGCAAATAATCACGAATGGAAAGGAGATAATGTAGGGTACGATGCTTTGCATAATTGGATAAGAAGAAGACTCGCAAAGCCATTAGGATGTAATTTCTGTGGGGAGATTAAGCCACTAGACTTAGCGAATAAAAGCCACAATTATAAAAGAGAATTAGATGATTGGCTTTGGCTTTGCAAAAAATGCCATTATAAATATGATGACCAAGCTAAAAGGAGATGGATGGGTCATATCAAAGTTGAAAATTTTAAATGTAAAGAGAAAAATTGTTTAAGAAATGTCCGTGCAACTGGTTTTTGTAAAAGACATTATCTAAAGAATTGGAGGCAAATACATGCGTAGTATAGTCGCAGTTCCAGCAGGGGATAATTATACAGACATGTTTAACAAGTTCGAAAAGAGCTTGCATCATTTCCATCCAGAGTTAGAGATAAGGCGATTCAGTAATCCAAAACCCGATAAAGACTTTTGGTATCGTGCCAAACCTATTATTGCTTGTGAGTTGTTTGCCGAAGGTTACGAGAAATTGATATTAGCAGACGCTGACCAAATAGTGCTAGGTTCATGGGAAGACATCTTAAACGACAAAGACGAGTACGATGTAGGAGTAGTGCTAAACGATCCGACTTATCCTATACAGATTTTAGATTTGAAACCTTACTATAATAACGGTTTAGTAGTTTTAAAGAGTAAAGCATTCGCAGAACACTGGAAAAGGCTTTGCTTTAGTAACCACTTCCAAAATTTTCAGTACCGGGAGCAAGACCTTCTGAATCTCTTAGTCAGCGACTATTTCAATTATAATGTGAAGTGGCTGGAGGGACAGAAACTCTATGGAGAGGTAGCAAAACCTAGATGGGCAGAGTTTAGAATGAAAGACGGCAAAGTTATGTTGGAAGGCAAAGAGTTGGTTATTTGGCATGCAGGCGGAGGTAATTCTCCGGATAAAGGAAATTACCGTATTCGACTGGATGCGGAAGTTTGCAAATATATAGATACACTTATTAAATGAAAGACAGGCGATTAAAAGTATTGTGGCATTCTAATCTTCCATCCGTAAACAGCGGCTATGCGATTTATTCCAGAGATTGGTTAAAGCGTATTAAAGCCGATGGGTGGCCTTTAGCGATGTCTTCTTTTGCAGGATTAGGCGGAGGAACGATAGAGTTAGAGAATGTGATGATGTATCCCGCTATGGCAGACCAATGGGGAGCTGATGGGATGCTTTTACACGCCAGACACTTCGGAGCCCAAGTTATAATCCCGATGATGGATATATGGACTTTAAATCCTCAATTCTTACAACAGATTAACGCAGAGGGTAGGAAGATAGTCTATTATGTCCCTATCGACCAAGAGCCTATTCCTAGAGGGGTTTTAGAGAACTTAAAATACGCTTACAAGATAATCACTTTCTCAAACTTCGGTAAACTAGCTCTTGAGAAGGAAGGCTACTCCTCAACTATGATTCACGAGGGAACAGATACTAATATCTTCAAGCCTATGGATAAGATGGCGTGCCGTAAGGAATTAGGACTTCCGTTGGATAAGTTTATGATCGGGATGATTGGAGCAAACAAAGAGAATCCTTCTAGGAAGGCATGGCAGGAGGCTTTAGAGGCGTTTAAACTCTTTCACGATAAACACCCCGATTCAGTCTTCTTTTATCAGTCTAATCAGAACATCCCCGGTGGCTTCCCGATAGATGAATTTGCTAAGCACTTAGGAATCAATACCTCTGTCTATCATATCGATCCTTATATCTCGTTAGTCCACGCAGGAAGCGAGGTGATGTGTAAATTAATGAACGCTTTTGATATCACGACTCACGCCTCAATGACTGAGGGATTTGGGCTAGTAGGAATAGAATCACAGTCTTGCGGGACACCGATTATAGTGAATAACTGTCATTCTATGCCTGAATTAATTATCGAAGGTAAAACAGGGGAGATTTGCAAAACAGGGCGTAAACACTACTCTAATGCAGGAGGGATTTGGTATCACCCCGACGTTCAATCCTTATACGAGAAAATGGAAATTTTATACAAGAAAGTTACCGAAAATGAGAACAAAGTGAGTACAGATTGCAGAAATCATATAGTGGAGCACTTCAATATCGACAAATCAATCAAAGATTGGATTCGGGAATTGGAGAGTTTGCAAACAGAGATTCTCCCTCCACTTGACGAAAAAGCAAAAAAGAAGTAAGATTAGTTAGTGTTATTTAGAAGCACCTTTTAGAGGTGCTTTTTTTATGAGTAATTTGAGTGTTACGGATGTTAAGCCCCAGAATTTGAGTGTAAGCGATATAAAACCCTTAAATTCGGGGATAACAGACACAACTACTCAATACTTAGAGACACGGACGATTTTACAGGGACAGTGGATTCCCCTAGTAGGATTCACTTATCCTAATACATTTAGTTTTACAGCTCAGAGGGTTTAATATGGCAAATATACTTATAACTCAGGGAACTCAAAGTGCCGTACCTGTTGATTTAATCGGAACAGTTAATTATCCTATTAGTAAAATAGATATTGGAGCTTTGGGAGCTTCTGTTCCTTTTACAGGAACATTAGGTGCTGTTACTAATCTCGCAGGGGGAACTTTAACTGCTCTAGCTTTAGGAACGGTTGTAGGAACTGTTGATACTAATTCTCAATTACCTCTTAACTGGTTTAATGCTACAACAAATACTGGAACCAATACTTTAGGAACATTAAAAGCGGCAGTAGCAGGTTCTGCTATCTATGTAACCGACTTAATAATCTCAGTAGGCTCTACTTCTACTGTAGTATTGGGAATGGGTACAATAACTTCTCCGTTAATCGGAACAATGAACTTTAACGCTAATGGGGGAATGATTTCAAACTTTAGAATCCCTCTTCAAGTCACTTCTGGTTCAGCTCTAGTTTATCAGCAATCCGTAGGTTGTCCAATGGCGATAACAGTTACTGGATTTGTAAAATAATATGGCTCGTGCAACAGGTGGTGTAATTTCTACAAATGGGAATTATACCGTACACACTTTTACTTCAGCCGGTACTTTTACGCCCGATTCTACGCTCGGCAGTGTAATATGTTTAGTGGTTGGTGGTGGGGGCGGAGGTGGACAACCATCGGGAGATTCAGCCACAGGAGGTGGCGGAGGGGGAGGATGTGTTTATAATACAAACTTTCACATCACGCCCTCTAGTCCGTTAAGCGTTACTATTGGCGGTGGAGGAGCGGTAGTAACAAATGGAACAAACACTGTTTTTGGGACTTTAACAGCTTATGGGGGTGGTGCAGGCGTTCATGATTCTACCGGAGGAAACGGTGGAGCCGGAGGCGGTGGAGGAGCTGCATCTAATGGGTTAGGTGGCACAGGCACCGTAGGACAAGGGTTTAACGGAGGAAATGGAACCAATAGTCCACAACTTACAGGAGGAGGTGGCGGAGGTGCCGCAGGTGTGGGAGGAAATGGGAATGGGTCAAGTGGTGGGAACGGAGGAAATGGAACTCAAATAGCAATTAATGGAACTCCTACTTACTATGGAAGCGGAGGTGGAGCGGGAGCCAAAGATGCAGGGGCAGGAAGGGGAACGGCTTCAACAGCTGGAGGAGGAAACGGTGGGGATAATATAAACGCTACCACATCAGGAGCAACTAATACAGGTGGAGGAGGAGGCGGTGGAGCCGGAAAAGCCGCAGGGTTTAACACCAATGGCAGTCCGGGTGGTTCAGGAATAGTAATTATTAGTTATTTAACAAATATAGGTTCAAGTTATTTAGGTAAATACTTATGATAATCAGAGCAAGAAATACTTTAGACATAAACGCACCTATAACCTATTTAACCCAATCAGTTAATGGGGGGACTACCGTCTTACCTGTACAAAATTTAAGTGGGTTTCAGGCTAATTGGGCTATGCAGGTAGGTAAAACAGGAGCACAGCAAACAGAGATAGCTCTTTTAAGCTCCTCAGTACCTGTTGGCACTTTAGGTACTTTGACTGCTAATATCAAATATCCTCACTCTACGGATACACCTTTATATGCCACTAAGTACGATCAAATCGTCTTTGAGGTCTCAACTACAGGAACAGGAGGAGTAGCTCTCCCTCTAACCAACGGAACCGTAACTATTCAGCCCGATCAACCTTACACTCAGTTTGAAGATACAGCAGGTTCTACGAGTTACGCTTATAAGACCTATTTCAGAAACTCAGTCTTAAACGCTACCTCAACTGAAAGTGATTGGATAACCTCTGTAGGCTTCCCCTATACTTCGCTGGGTAAACTTCGCCAAAGAGTCAAAGACAAGTTATATTCAGCTACCTATATTCCTAATGATTTAATGATTGATGACTGGTTAAATGAATGGCTGGGAAGAATGAACAATATCATGCTAGACGTGAACGAGGACTATGGAATCGGGACAACTTCGGTAGCTTATGCAGGAACTCAAGATTTAGGCACGATTACCAATAACGATTATAAAGGTCAAATTAAGAGAGTCTGGTATGTTGAAGGATCAGGAACTTTTGTAGCCACTAAGATGGATTCAGCCTCCTTCAGTCCGACCAAGATCTTCATTAACACTTATCCTTATTACTTCATGCAGGGAGATTCAGTTATCGGCAGAAGACCTAACGATACAGACGGAACTTTCCAAATCGAATATAACAAGGTCGCTCCAATTCTAGTAGAAGACACCGATCAACTACCTATCCCTATGTTAAATAACACTTCAGGATTCGTGAACTATGCAGTTGCTCAGGCCAAAGGCAAAGACAACAAACCTCAAGAGATGCAGATGTATCTAGGTTTGGCTGAACAAAGTGCAGACAGGTTCAGATCCCAAATCTCCTCCAGACTACGTTCAGGCCCGACAATGATGGATATCCAAGAATGGGGAGCTGGAGATGATGATATTTGGATGTAAATGAATGTACTATAATGAATTATGATAAAAAAGTGCTTATATTGCAAAGGAGGATATCAAGATTAGTCAGGTTTTATCATTTAACGCTCAAGGCATTAACACTTACACTAACCCTCTAATTCCTAACTGGAATAATAATGTCATGCAGGAGGATGGACAGGTTATCAGAGCGGTCAATGTAGATTCAGTTCCTTTAGGAGCCAAGAATAAGAGACCAGGGTATGTTTCGTTTGGGAACAATCCTGATGGCTCACAAGTAGTCAATCTCTTTACTTGGTGGCAGGATCAGGGGACTGCACCAGTCATTTACAGGAACTCAGGGAGTTTACTCTACTACGATACTACGGGAACGGGGAATTGGACTATTTGTGGAAATGGGACGCTGACTGCAGGTTCTCATATAGGATTCTCTGTTCTTAACAATCAGCTTTTAATCTCACAAAACGGAGGGACTACCAGAACTACAAGTGATGGAATTAACTTTACCGATGCCTCACTAGCTCCCGCAGGAGAGGCAGTTGAACAATTCTTAAACAGAATTTATATAACAGGGACTTCAAATGTATTATATTACTCGACAGCAGGAGATCCCACTAACTGGCAGACTTCAGGAACTTCTGACTCGTCTTCTTTTGTAGTTCCCGGTGGAGGAAGAAACAATAGAATATTCAAACTAAACAATCATTTGATGATTTCTAAACAGACAAGATCTATGTTCGAATGGGATGGGTATAACTTGATTGATATGGCTTCCAATATGGGCTTGTCCTCGCCCTATTCGTATGGCTCAGTTGAGGATAACGGATTCTGGTTAAACGATAAGGGAGTGTTTAATTCCGCAGGAGACCAACCGACCTTAATCTCTAATCCTTTGTGGAGGTTTATTTATAATACTACGGGAAGTGCGATTTCAGGCACTGCGTTAGCTAACTCCCCAGGTGTAGTTCATTATTATGACTACTTACTCGCAGTCGGTTCAATGACTGAAGATCTAACAAATGTCACCGTCCCTAATGCTATTATTAAATACAACTTTCAAAAGAATGAATTTTTAAACTGGAGCTTTGCCGATTTCCCGACAGCTTTACACTCTTATAGAGATTCAACTAACACGACTCAGTTAATCTTCGGGAATGGAGCAGGGCAGGTCTTTCAACTTTCAGGCACCGCTACCTCAGACAACGGAGTACCTATAGACTCAGCTGTTGAAATGGTGTTTAACTTTAACCAACCCCATATCAAAAAAGACTGGAGAGTATTTTATGGATTCTTCAATCCCGGATGTGAGGGGCAAGTGATGGGAGCAATGGCAGACACTTTCACAAAACAGGACAAAATTTGGTTTGATATGGGAGATATTAAAGACGGAGTAGTTGAGTATAGATTCCAAAATCCTAATCCTCAAAGTAGATTATTATTCATTAAGATAGTCGAAAACTCCACTAATGCACCGTTTACTTTTTACGGGTGTGCGATTGATGCTCAGTTAGTTCCCACTCAATGAAACATACAAATATACCTGAAGAAAACTTAGACCAATATATGCGCCCTATCGGTGCGCCTGTTTCAGAATCGGGCAATCATATCCTTCAGACCGAACAAATGAACAACTTTCAATACAACCCTCTGGGAGAACCAAACACTACTGCTAAAGGAACTTTCGTCCTGTACGATAAAACCGGAGGCACAGCTTTATTCAAATATGACCCAAAGACTGGAGTAATCACTATTTTAGGCTCATTTGTCGCTAATCAGGTCAACACGGGAACTTATTCTAATATCGTGTTTTCAGGCACGAATACCTCAACAGGCACTATTTCTCAAGGAGTATTTAACAATAATCTAATAAGTAATGGAACGGTAGGGACTTCGCTTATTCAGGGAGGAACAGTAAACAATACTAACGTGGTAGGCGGAACAATCAACGGCACTACTTACAGCGTAGGGGGAACTCAGGGGACAACTACTAATTTTATTTATGTAAAGACAATTACACCCGGAACAACTTACGGGACGATTTTTTCAACTAATGGTCTGATAACGAGTATAACCTAAGTTGACAGATTTTCATTTTGGTATTACAATTAAGACAACGTATTTAGAACGTTCTGCAAAGGACGTTCTTTTTTTATTATATGGCAGTAGATCCACATATTAATCCAGCAACTGGAGTTTGGGACGATAATTATTACGCTAATAATCACCTTGATCCTACCGTAAGTGGTAATGGTGGGGGTAATTCAAACCCTATTGATATCGTAGCATTGGCTGGATCTTTACAGCAAATGCAGATTGCCGCAAATCAACCCGCTATTGCTACTTTGGGTAGTCAACAAAGTGGATTAGAAGCCTCTTATAAATCTTTATTAGACTCAATAAAAGGCTCCCAAACAGTTGCACAAAATTCACAGACATTAACTACTAACAACGAGATGGCACAAAGAGGAGTTCTGCCTACTTCAACCCTCTATGGACAGAATATGAACAATGCTCTCCTAGGTGTTAATTCAGCCTTCGGGGGATTAACCGCCAACACCACAGCTCAAGAGCAGAATGATTTGCTTAGTTTAGCAGGGCAAATAGCTGGGCTCCAAGCAGGAAATGTCGGAAACGCTATCTCAGGGGCTTCTTCGGCTTACAGTTCAAATCTTGGCTTACTTGCAGCTCAATTAGCAGCCCAAACTGGATCATACACAGCTACGGCTAAACCCTATGTTTCTCTGGGAAATGGATTGGTTATGAATAGTGTCACGGGACAAATCACAATTCCAGGGGGAGCTTCTTCATCAAGTTCTACATCCCCAACTACCACCACAACTTCTCCAACACTTGCGACAAAGGTCGGTGCCCCAACACCTGCGGCAACACCATCAACGTCTTCTTATAATTCAACTGTATATAATAATACACAACCTACGATTAGTGGGTATCTGCCATATAATGCTTTTGGGGTTGGAACCAACACTAACTTTTCCAATGTTGTAAATTCTTCAAAACAATTGCTTAATGGATATTGATTATGATTACTCCTCAACAAACTTACTCAAATATCGCTAACTGGTTGGCTAATCTTCGGATGCAAGGAGGACAACCGCAAGGGGGAGAGGCTCAATCTCAAATACCCGGTGTTCAACTTGGATCTCCTCAACCAAATTTGGCTGATGGTCATGAATACGATGGATTGTGTGAAGCATACGCAGAACAGCAAAAGCACGGAGTAACTGGACTTTATCCTTCAGCGATAGATTGTTGGAATCAAAGTAAGAATAAGGTACAGGGCACAGCAGGGATTCGACCTGGAGATCAGGTCTTCTTTGCCCCCGATAAGTCTAATTCAGGTTACGGGCATACAGGTATTTACGAAGGGAATGGACAATTTAAAAGTGCTACTTATAACGGAGTCCAGACTAATGATTTGAACCATTGGCAACAGAATACAGGACAACAATTATTAGGTTATACAGCAGAATAATATGAGCGATCAACCGACAATGATACCATTAAGTCAAGCATCTCCTGACAATCCCTATTATCAGGCTTATCAAGCCAGTATTAAACAGCCGGTAGTCAGTTTACAGGAAAGTCAGGCAGCACTACAACAAGCCCAATTAGCCGCTAAACAAAGTCAGTTTTGGGCACAAGCTGAAGATACTTTTAATAAAACGGGTAATGGAGGAGCGGTAGATCCTCAAACTTATAATTCGGTTAAAAACCAAGCCGCCTCATTAGGAATCGACTCTCCTACTTTTGATTCAAGATTCATGACTAATTACACCGACCCGTCTGGACTTTATTACAACACCGACAATGCTTATGGCAATCGAAGTGCTTTGGGTGGCGTAACTAGGGAAATAGAAGCTAAATTGGATCAATATAAAAATATCCCTAGTTTTCAAAAAGGCCCAGTTATGGGAAAATTAGCAGGAAGTTTCTTAGGTCAATATATATCTCCTGAAGCTACAACTTATGAAGGCCAAAGGTCTGGTTTAGCAGCGCAACTAAAAAGCCTACTGGGAGGACAAACAGGAATTAGAGTTACTTCTTCACAATTAGAGGGATGGGCTAACCTAATTCCTTCAGCAAGCGATTCAGAAGCAGTCGCAAAAGATAAAATAAAAGCCTTAGATGCAGATATTAAAGCCACCTTTAATTCAAAAACAGGTTTAGATTCAAGATATATGCCTCAAGAACAAACGCAAAACAACACAGCGGGGGTTGTGCCACCCACTTCAGCACCAGGAAACACAGATATTACCGACCTTAATGCTCCTAACGCAACTGAAACAATGAAGAATTTTATCAATAAATCAATGAACCCCGATAGGGGAGGTAATGGTCTTTTGCAATTTCTTCTACCTACAGGTGGAGCTATTGCCGGGGGAGCATTAGGAGCACTGGTACCAGGTTTTGGTGAAACTGGAGCTTCGGAAATTGGAGGAGCTGGTATAGGTGGAGGAGCGGGAAAATGGCTTGCTGATTTATTAACCGGTCAAAAACCAGGCTGGGATGTCCCCGTAACAGGGGGATTAACCGCTGTAGCAGGATTAGGTGGTAAACTATTGGGAGGAGCATTGGGAGATGCCGCTCCGGCTGTAACTGATGTCGCAGGGGGAGCAGGAGCAGCAACTACAGAAGAGGCAATCGCAAGCAACACAGGAAATCCAGTAGTACCGGATGTTATTAAGAGTTTAACCACGCTAGGAAAACAGGGTGGACAAAAAGGTGCAGCAGCAGAAATGGAAGCAGCAGCAGCAAAAGGAGCGGATATGAATTGGGAAGATATATCATCTCAAGCACAGAAAGCTGTTGAGAACAGATCTCCGCAAGTTCAAAAAGCTATGAATAGCTTATTAGTTGAACAGCAACCAACTCCTTCAACTATCGGAAGCAACTATGGTCCAACCATAGGTCCACAAACACTCACTTCTCCAGGGGCTTTAGATATGAGGCGGAATCTAGCAAGTCGTTTGAGTAAAAATGTTTTTGGACAATTAAATATCCCCGCAACTAACGAAGAACAACAGGCAGCCAATATATTAAGACAAGTTGTCACTAAAAATTTAAAAACTGCGGCTCCTGATATTGTGAACCCGGATAAACTTTATTCTTTTTATTCAAAAATGCATGGTGATGCTCCAACTTGGGCAAAAAGAATTCTTGCCGGATATGCAACCGATAAACTTGTAGGAGAAAAGATTGGAGGACCATCGAGAGACTTATTGGATTTATTAGTAGGAGTAGGAGCAGGAATACGTTAATCCGTATGATTCCTGTCAAAGATTTCTAAAATGAAAAATAAAACTAACATTAATCCTAATATGTGTAACATGTCTATATTATATCACGCTTGTCAAATATGAAAACTCAAACCATCACTACAGTTGAAATAGAAAATGCCAAACAATCTATAATTGCGGAGAGAGAAGAAGCAAGGCAAGTTTTGGCCCAGGAAGCGGCAGATGCTAAAAAAGCAGTCAATGCAGCAGCCGCAGAGGCAATTAAAGTTGTTGGAACACAGAAAAACGGCGACCACGATTTTTTACTAACTTTTAGTACAGAGGTTAAGGGAAAATTAGACGGCCTTATTGCATCAGTCAAGGATTTGTCAACTGGAACAGCAGCAAGATTGGATAGAGTTGAGGGTAGGATTACAAGTCTTGAAAGATGTAATGAAGAAATTAATCCCAAAAAAGTTGCCGAAGTAGCCTATCAAGGCTTGGCTTGGAGAAAACAATATGATGTGATCTGGAAGATAACCATAGCCTTTATAGGATTAGTGAGCGTAATTGTAGGCATAATTTTAGGAACAAAGAACATAATTAGGTTCTAAGTGGTATAATATAAAACATGAGTAGAACAGTAACTTCTCTACCATTTACAGAACTAGAAGTTGCAGATGGCAACTACGATAAAACTAGAGCTACAATAGATAGAGTAATAATCCACACTATGGTCGGCACATGGCAAGGAGCAGCCGCAAGATTTGACAATCCCGCCTCTCAGGTATCAGCACAATACGGAGTAAAAGAAGATGGTGGAATAATTCACTGGCTAGAGGAAACATTTACCGCTTACCATGCGGGAAATTATGCCATGAATCAACGCAGTATCGGCATTGAACATGAGGATATGGGAGATTATAACGGAGTAAGACCAGATATCCTTTATATCACATCCTCTAAATTAGTCGCAGATATATGTAAATTCTACTCAATTCCCATAGACAGACAACATATTTTAAAACATAGCGAAGTAATAGCCACTGGATGTCCTGATGCCCTAGATATAGATAGAATTGTTAAAATGGCGTTAACGATAAGTAATCCCGAACCAACGGCAACTATTACACAAAAAGAACTAGATTCTATTATTCTTGCCAGAGATACAAATTGGAATCTTTATCAAGCGGAACTTGGCAAAAATGTAACCCTTACAAATCAAAACACTCAGTTATCAACTAATCTAACAACTTCACAAAATAGTTTAACAATTTGCACTATCGATTTAACTAATACAAAAACCTCTTTAACTACCTGTACGGCTAACCTAACCACCTGCCAGAATACCTCAATTCCGCCTGTAGATGGGCAACAAGGCCTCTTGAAAGCTAAACTAGCCCAAATATACACCCTTGCTAATAAATTCTATTTTTTCTATCGTGGAACATTTCAAAAGATTGTAGACCTCTCAAAAAATGGATAAAAACTTAGAAGTCCTTATAAAGCGTGTAATTAAAGATGACCTCGGTCAGATCCTAGCAGAAGAATTAAAACTCAGGTTTCAGCCTATTCAGGAACAGATCTTAAACATTCAAAAAGGCCAAGATGGAATCGTAGAACAATTAAGGGAAGACCGTAAAGACATTAACCAGAATACTATAGATTTGGCAACAATCGGCAAAGCTACAGGAGTAATTATTGAAAACCAAAACCACCAAGAAGCAAAAGTAGTAGAAGCAGTTGAGGAAGCCACTAAAGATATTCCTAATCAAGTTAAAAAACAAGTCCATAAGGTAATGGGAAATGAGTCCTTTATGGACAAACTAATTAAATGATTATTGCAGAAATAACAGTAGGTTTAATAGTCGGGGCAATCGGAATGGTTATGCTTATGTTATTATGAGAGAGGAGTAAGTTATGAATATCTTAATAGAATTATTAGTCGCAATAGCAATTATCTGGTTAGTCCAGACAGTCTTAGGAGCTTTTGAAATCAAAGAACCGGCTGCCAAAATAATCTTTGTAATTGCTATAATCTTAGTAGTAGTTTGGTTGGTCAGCGGATCAACATTATTACTCAAGTAAAAGGGGGTGAATTAATAAATGAATCAAGTTAAATCAGGCTTTCAGTCAAGCGAATTTTATGTCGCTTTATTGGGTATAGTTGGTATTGTTATTGGATTTTTACAACAGAAGTGCAATTTCAATGCAACGGATGTTTTGACATTAGGAGGTTTGATTGTTGCTTATATCGCAAGCAGAACCTATCTTAAAGGTCAACAACCGACAACGACAATAAACAATATAACCAGCTCAACAACGCCATTAACAGGAGGCGTAACAGGAGGAACAGCATAAAAGAGCTTACTCCCGAAACATACAAGATTAAAATGGAGCATACTCAAGACCTGTATAAGTCAGGCCTTCGTTTGCGTCAGTATAAAAAAGCCTTCAGAGATACGGGGTGTGAACAAGTCCTCTTTAAACCCCGTGGACAGCAAGAACAAATAATAGATATTGATGACATGAAGATAGCCGAGGGTATGATTAAAGGCTATCATCACGAAGTATCCCATACGCTTTATAAAAAGGATGGCGTGTGGATTGATGAGTTAAGTGAACATGACCGAGCTTGTGCAGACATGATTTTATCAAATATCGACTCTTTTAAAGACGAGGATTTATTTAAAATCTGATATGGTAGAACGACCTAAGGACCAGCGAGGATGCAAGAGCCCAGAACACCAACCGGGCTGTCCTTGTACTATGTGCAACAAGCCAGTGGAGAATTGCAAGAAGTGTCCGGAGCTTTCAGACCAGGATATCATACCCCGATCTATAGGTAAGGCTATCGGAATGACCAAGAAGCAATTACGAGATCCTGAAAACCACCGTAGGGAGAGTAAAATAGACCACAGATTTAATGACATCAGAGTTCCCACAATCTTATATGAAATGAAGAAAAACATTAGGGAAGGTGTAAGGTTTTCAGCTACCGCAGTCAGAGCTATGAGGGATAATAAGTTCTTTATGGGACCACCGGTTAAGAAGTAGGCTATTGACAAAGAGTTTTATAAGTGATTAAATGGTAGTTGGTAGAACATTGATTGATTGACTGGAGATTATGAAACCCACAGAAGAAGCGAAAATAAATGACACAAAAATAGAGGTTAAGAAAATCCCCTTTAAGTGTCCTGTTTGTTCAGGGTTTGGAAGCCTCATGTATGGAAAGAAAGTTTGTCATGGCTGTAATGGAACCGGTTTTGTAGTTATAGATCAGGAGGTAAAGAAGTGAAATACCGACAAATAGAAACGAAGTTCTGGGAAGATGGATATGTTTTGGAACTTACAAATAAGGAAAGAGAGTTTTTCCTTTATCTGATTACTAATCCCAAGGTTAATATGTGTGGAATATATGAACTTTCGGATAAGACTATTGTTTATACCCTAGGGTGTAGCCTAGAAGAACTAACTAGTTTCAAAAAAAAGTTACAATCAGACAACAAATATGCGTTTTTTAATGGGTGGGTGTATGTTTTCAATTTTCACAAATACAATTCTTTTTCTCCTGCTCCAAACATTATGAAAGCGTTTATAAAAGACTTCAACTCAATTCCCTCTATAATTATAAATCACTTCCTAAACGATTTAAGTCTTCCTTATATTCTCCCTGGAAACTATGATAAGGTTATGGTAAAGGATAATGATAAGGATAAGGGGGTAGGGGATAGGCTAGGGGGTAGGGTAGGAATGAAGCTAAAGTTAATAAAAGAGGTAGATATTGCCGAAGACTTTGAAAAGTTTAAAAAGGAAGGAGGCGAGAAAGAATGAAAAAGTTTGTTGGTTGGGTATTAGTAGTATCAATGTTTTTGTTCTTATTTACGGCGTATGCTCTAGCAGGGACAAGTTTACAATCGGGATTTTATACCCTAGATGGAGTATTGTGGCTTGTATTTGGAACATGGGCAGCAGTTTTACTATTAAAGAAATAGTTGATTGCGACTTGTCTTAAACGACAAGCCGGAGGCAACTATGACAGACTTACAAAGAATAGAATACATCAACAAGCGTTTAAAGGATTTAATAGAAGAATCTAAGTTAGCAAGTCCGACAAAAAAAGTATTTATGAGAATCGGCTATAAGTTATTTGTTGAGGAAAAGCGTAAACTCTTATCTAAGAAGAAAGATCAATTAGAAATAAATACGAATTTTTCCTAACTTGACAAACAGTTTATAAAAGTTTAATATAGGAAATATGCAAAACAAGATTTACAGACAAGGCGACATAATCATCCAAGCAATTAAAGAACTTCCGGCAGATTTAAAACTCCGCAAAAACACAATCATCTTATATGGTGAAGTTACAGGCCATAAACATCAACTCTTAAAAGGTAAAGTCTTAGATGGAAAAGATTTAATCTATCTTTCTCTGGCTAAAGACTCTGCAATTGTCCATGAGGAACACAACACAATCAATTTAAAGGCTGGTAATTATGCTGTTTTGAGAACTAGAGAGTACGATTATTCCGCTAAAAAAGTTAGAGAAGTAATGGACTAATATGAAAATTAAAAAAGGACAGCGAAAATTAACTAAGGCCCAAGAGAAACTTTTAAAGCCTTTTGCTGATAATCAGATTAAAAGATATCTTTCAACTAAGCAATATGTTTCCGATAAGGTAATCAGAACTTATGTTAAAAATGCTTATAAGGTAGCCAACATAAGTCTTCCTAAAAAAATTAAGTTCTTTGATTCTCCTGGCGAAGCAGTAAAACAGGGGGATTCAGTGGGGGATTCAGTGAGGGCTTCAGTGTGGGATTCAGTGGGGGCTTCAGTGTGGGCTTCAGTGAG